GGATCGTACAGCACCGTGGCCGTCACTTCGCCGGCGTCCAGCAGCGTGCCGGCGTGCCGGCGGTAATAGTCGGTCTGGGAATGGTTGGTGATCTCCTCGGTATCGAGGGTGATTCCCGGGGCTGACAAGTCGATCACGTCCAAGATCGTCGTGAATGCTTCTGGCGAGCCCCCGTCGCCGATCTGTAAATGCGTTTGAAGTGCCAAGCGCTCGGCCATTGTGGTTTCCTTTCCCTATTGCTGCCGTTGGAACGCTGCCTGTTAGGCGTTCACGCTGACGCCGGACAAATCCTCAATATCGGCGGCGGCGATCGTCAGGCGCGCCGCATTGCCGTTGGCGTCCACGATGGTTCCGCCGTTGAGATCGATCGACTGCGCCGCCATTGTGACTTCGCCAAGGTCCGCCTGATGGACACCGGCGGCCCCGATCGTAAGGCTGAACACCAACGCGGTCGTGCCGGACCCCGAGGCGTAGGTCAGCAGCACGTCGCCGCCCACGCCAGCAAAGTTCACCGTGATCCGGGGGCTGCCCGTCACGGTCGAGGCCGCCGACATGGTGACCGTGAACTGCATCGATTCCGTCTCGATGTAGGCCGGTCCGTCCGCGCCGGTGTCGTCCACCGCAGTCACGATCGGCTGTGTCGCGATGACGACCGCACCAGAAACCATCGCGGTAAAGTCCGCCGTCAGGTGCTGGTCGGTCGGCGTGCCGGGCTGGAACTGCGTCACGATCGCGGCAAAGTCATAGTTGAGGATCGGGTCCGTGGGAATCCGAATCTTCATGTTGTGGAGCGCGCGGTCCAGCAGTAGCGAGAGAACCCCGGTCGAATCGTCGTGGGTTGCGTCGGCCGGGTCGAATAGGAGCTGGCCGCTCAGCTCGCCGGGGTTGATGAGCGTCGGGCGGGACTGCCGATAGTAGTTCAACTGGCCGTGGTTCGTCGTCTCCTCGAAATCGAGGATCAGGCCCGGCGGGGTGAACTCGCGCAGCAGCGCGACCTCGGTGAAGACCTCAGGGCTCGCGCCGTCGCCGATGAGTAGCTCAACGCCAAGTGCAAGAGATTCGCTCATCGGGTGATCCCTTCCTCTGCTAAACTGGAATCCTTGGCTAGGCCGGGCGAGGCCAGGTATGGCTGGGCATGGCGTGGCTGGGCAGGGCAAGGCGAGGCTGGCAATGCCAGATGGAGCGGCGGTCGAAAGGCCGCCGTTTTCATTTGCGTACTCTTCGTTTCCATTAGTTCTTTGCCATTAGCCAAAACCTAAAACTCAAAACCCCGTGCCGGGTAATCCCATCAGGATCACGCAGCCACACTGTTCCCTCACGCAACGCCACCCCGTGAAAGTTCGTCGTTTCAAAGTCGGTGTTGTCGAACAGCGGCTTGATAGCCTCGGCGATCAGCATCGCTTCACGGAAGCCGTTGTAGCGGCTCCAAATGTTCACGTCATGGAGCAGCTCTTCGCCGTCTCGTGAGTGAGTCCGGAACGGGACCGGGAACACCTCCCCGATCGTGACGTAAGGGAAGGTCGCTTCCTGGGGCGGCTGGTCGTACACGCGCCCGCCAGCGATCGATGCGCCCGTCAGCACCGAGTAGACGCGCGCCTGCAGCTCAGTCGTGGCCAGCATTCAGCGATATTTAGGCGGTCAGAGGTCTTTGACGGCGTCCTTGGCGTCCGCGGCGAATTTGCCCTTTTGTTGCTGGAGTGCGGGGCGCAGGTAGGGGCGCGCTGGATTGTTGACGGTGCCGTATTCGAGATGGATGGCGTGCGGGGCGCCGGCCGTCACGCGGCCGAAGATCCAGTCGTCGCCCTCGGCAACCTCGGCCTTGATAGAGCCGACGAGCTCGCCATCGGCGACCGGCGCGTTGCTGCGCGCGGCGGCTTCGAGAGCGGCGGTGTGGTTGCGGACGACGGGCCTGAGCTTCTCTAGGATCTGCTTCGGGGTCGCGTCGAGCCCCTTGAGGGTTTCGCGCAGGCCCGTGAGCTTCAGGTCGCTTGCCATCAGTCTTGGGACCTTTCCTCGGTGTCGACTTCGAGCCATTCGCCCAGCTCGTCGGGTCGCCGGACCGCCACGACATAGAGCAACCGGCCGCCGAAGTTTGCCCGCATGGCGGTGGTGGGGATGAGCGACGGGTTGTACCGGACTGTCACCAGATGGGTGCGGCGGAACTGCACTTGGTCACCGCCGAATAACTCACGGCCGTCAACGGGCCGGACCGAGGCCGGGACGTCGGCGTCGAACGTGGTCCAGGTCACGGCATTGCCGCCGGAGCCGTCGGGCGTGGGGCTCTCTTGCTGCCAGGTGATGACGTTGCGGAGCATCCCGGCGCGGTGTTTCGTGCCCGGCATCAGAACCTCGTCTCAATGCGGTGGGGCCAGAGTAGCCGCTTGGCCGCAATCGGCATGTCGGTGGGCGGCGCCCCCGCGGTGAATTTGTCTTCGTCGCCGCGGTCGTTGTACAAAAACGCAACCCACAGCAGAATGCCGTGCCGGATAGTGGGATCGACGCTGGCGGCATCGCTGCCGTCCCCGACGACGTACCGCACAACGATCGGCTTCACGGTCTTGAGGGTCACGCTCGGCCACGCAGCGTCGTAGGTGAGAACCAAGAACCCGTGCTCGGGACCGTCAGCGGCCTCATAGTTGCTGGAATCGAAAGTAGTTTCGACCCCATCCGCATCGGTGTACTTTAGCGACGTGATGGATTGCAGGCGGCCGCCGGGAAGCTCAATAGCTGGGCCGAAAGGGAACTCGTCGAGGAAATAATCGAGTGTCGTATCGATCAGGCGACGGTTGAGGAAGAGCTCCGCGGCCTGGCGAGCCACCGTGATCAGGGAGGCGACGTAAGTGTCGTCGGCGGTGTGGGGGATGCGGGCGTGCTTTTTCGCTTCCGCTACGGACACCGGTTCATCGGCTGGCTGTGCGACTGTTGTGGGGTTCGCCACTCAGGCGTATTTAGATTCCCTGGTGGGCTGTGCTATCCTCTCTCTGCCTAGCTCCCCGTCGTGCGTACTGCGTAGCGCTGCCGCGACGTATCATGAATCGGGCGAAGTGCCTTGGGGCCGTTGAGGGAGTAGCGGCCTCATCGCCTAGTTCATCGTTCTCCAGGAGCTATTTACTCGCATGACGCCCGCCCCCGAGCCTGACCCGGCAGCGACAGAGCCCACTGGAGCCGCATCGTCCACGCTGTTTTGGCAATCCGAGCAGTAGACTGTCATGCCGTCCACCAAGGAGGTGAAATTGAGACTTCCCAAATTGGCAAAAGTCACAGGCGATAAATGAAACGCTCCACCGCCCATTAAGACATCTCCGCCGGAACCGTTTAACCTGATGCGTCGATTGCAACATCCTTCCTGGGTTGCGTCGATCCATGTGTTGCCGTTCTCGACGTTCGCCGCAATTGTTAGATGCAGCGCTGGGGTAAAGGCATCAATCACCTCGAACGGGCCGGGGTAGTCCTTTGCCGCGTTATACTGCCCAGAGACCAAGTGCCCGCCCCCTGACTTGTTGGACATTTGCGAAGTGAAGCCGAACAGTTCACCGATTGGCGTCCCACCGAATATTGACAGCGACGACAGGGACGTGGCCGCGCCGCTGACATAAAGCCCTGATACTAAATCCGACTGCTGAAGAATGATCGTGTTGAAGCTTGACAAGTTGGTTAAGAAATAGTCCGATGCAACAAAGCTTGAATTTTCGTCATAAAACGCATTGTTGAAGAAAGATTTCTTCACGCAATTGAGTTTCACGCCGTAGATATACCCATTGGCCATTTCGATCAGGTTGCCGTCCACGAACAAGCCTGTTGTGATCCGTGATGAATTACAGTCTTGAACGCCATTGTCGAACTCGATTGCTACCGTGCCCCGCTCCGCCAAGCTACTGTTATTTCTAATCATGACGGCATTCGCGTAGGTTCGTCCGAACACCCAGCGATTGAGAGAGCGAAAATGGTTTGCTAAAATCCTGGTCTGATAACCCTGAAACGCTGCATTGAGGGTACCGTCTACAGCGGTCGATCTACCACCAAGTACAATTGCGTCCTGAGTTGTACTGGTGGTGTTCCCAATGAACGTGTTGCCGTGAACGTAGAGCGTGGTGCTGGCTGAATGTAAGAATGCGGCGCTGTAACCCATCGTCAGGGCCGAATTGTTGTAGGTTGCGTCAGCAACGCCGACAGTGGTGAAGGTGAGAGTGTCGGCGGTGACAGCGGAAAGATTATAAGTTCCGTTCAACTCTGCCGTTGTGGAGCCGGACACCTTCCATGTCGCACCCACGAAAGCGCCGCCTGGAATCGTAGATGCGAAAGTGGCGACCGCCGTATTGCTGGTCACCACGATGTCCGTGAGCCCACCACCCGTGACGCTATAGGTGGTTTCCGCGCCGCCATCGGTAATCGTCAAGTTGTCAATCTGCAACATGCCCTTGGCGAGGGTCTCAATTTTCGCTCCGAGGTTACCTGCATAGCGAAGATCGAGAACACAGGCGTTGGTTCCGGTC